ACCGTGTTCCTGCCGGTTCGCTCCGTTGGCGTAATGGGCGATGGCCGCAAATACGACTGGGTTGTCTCCCTGCGTGCGGTAGAAACCATCGACTTTATGACCGCGCACTGGGCTCACCTGCCGTACGACTTCCTGGGACGTGTGTCCAACCGCATCATCAACGAAGTTAACGGCATTTCCCGTGTCGTTTATGACATCAGCGGTAAGCCACCGGCTACGATCGAGTGGGAATGATGTATAGCTAGTTCATAGCACATCATATCTATTCAATTTCACCTCTAACCCTCTGTAATTGCAGAGGGTTTTTGTTTATAGCTACTCATATCTATTCACTCTACACCACATTTTTCGACGGTACAGGTGACGGTATTACCCGAAAGGTATACTCTCATACCGACAAAAACATGGATGCATTACGGGTGAATTGTGCTTACCGATACCAAACTAAAAAACCTGAAGCCGCAGGAAAAACTGTACAAGGTTTCCGACCGTGACGGGCTGTATGTCGCCGTGCTCACGTCAGGCTCTGTCTCGTTCCGCTACGACTATCGCATAAACGGCCGCCGTGAAACGCTGGTGATCGGCCAGTACGGTCGTGACGGTATCAGCCTGGCGGAGGCACGCGAGGAACTCATTGCCGCCAAAAAGCTGCTGAAGTCAGGCCAGTCCCCTGCTGCTGCGAAACGTGACGGTATCAGGCAGATCGCCGGAGCCGAAACATTCGCGGTATATACCGACACCTACATGAAACATGTCACCCTGGCCGACAGCACCCGAGCCATGAAGCAGGCAGTTATCGACAGGGATATCCTTCCCGCCCTCGGCAACAAGATGATGACTGAGATAACCACCAGAGTGGTGCGCGACCTTTGCGATCGTATCGTCGAGCGTGGCGGCCGGGCGACAGCGATTCAGGTACGGGAGATAATCAGCAGCGTGTACAGGTACGCCAACGACCGCGGGCACGGACTGTTCAATCCTGCGGCCGACATTAAGCCATCTTCGATAGCAGTGTTCAAACCACGAGAAAGGAAACTATCCCCTGAGGAGATCGGGATATTCTTCCGCTCGCTGGATAACGTCGGCGCGATGGGAACAATGAAGATGGCGATAAAGCTGGTGCTGCTAACCATGGTAAGAAAAACTGAATTTACCCATTCAAAATGGGAAGAAGTGGATTTTAAAAAAGGCACATGGACGATACCAGGTGAAAGAATGAAGGCAGGGCGTGAGCACGTAATCTATCTCTCCAGACAGGCCCATGATCTGCTGGTCGGCCTGCAGATGTGTGCTGGTGGCAGTGAATACCTGGTGCCCGGGCGCTATAACTTCCGCAAGCCATTATCGAACGCCGCATTGAACTCTTTGATAGACCGTACCGTAGATGCCATTAACAAAGACGGCGAGAAGATACAGGACTTCACGGTGCACGACCTGCGCCGGACGGCCAGCACGTTGCTGCACGAAGCGGATTATCCTTCAGACTGGATCGAGAAGGCACAGGCACATGAGCAGAAGGGCGTGCGCGCGGTGTACAACAAAGCGGAGTATGCCCGGCAGCGCGCCTATATGCTGCAGCAGTGGGCGGATATGGTTGATGCATGGATTAACGGGGAGCACACCGATCTGGTGCCGTTCTCCCCTTCGAAGTTTGAGAGGTGGATGGAAGGAAAGGATTAAGCAGCCTCCCGTCTCGCCAGGCGGGAATTGCCATACGCCATCAGAGTGTCGCGATCCACTGTTGTGAATTCACAGTGCGTTCTCGGGTATGGCTTCCAGATAATCAGCAAGGATCCTTTGTTGTTGCCGATGACTGGCTTACCAGTTACCGGATTGATAAACGCCAGCCTCCCGGCGGTGATGAAGCGAACTTCGCTGGCGGTCTGGATTGCCTCTTTGAACCAGCCCACCGAAGTGTCTGCCGGTACCAGCATGACCGTGCCGATCTGATTGTCAATCTCGGCGGCGGCCTTCTTAACGAACGGCGTAATGTCGCTGTACGGCGGGTTAAGCCAGACGTAGCCTGGAATGCTCAGGTATTCAGCCCAGGGAGTATCCAGCGTGTTCTGCTCGACGGTGATGAACTTCCTGCATAGCGCGTTATGCGGCGCTGCGGCGGCGTCCAACTGGAAGCAGAACTCAGCATCAAGGGCAGAGAAAAGGGCTGGTGGAGTGCGCCAGAGGTCGCGTTGATCCGCTGGCGTATTACTTCCGGAGAAATCAGTCATGCTGCACCGCCTTCCGACTTCTCAGCTTCTACAGCAAGAGACTCCAGCTTATCCATAAACATTGCAGACAGCATTGCGTACTCCGCGTCTGTGGCTGCTGGCATTGGAACAAATCGGATGCCGAACGAGGCGAGCATATTTGCAGCCTCGAGGCACTTTCTTAAATCTGCTGGTGCTGCCTTTTTCATGCTGCCACCTTCTTGCTGTTCATCAGCTCAGCCAGTCGCTGAGCCTTCAATGGGTTTCTGATAACCTGGCCGCCGGGTGCCAGCCACCCGCGGCGCAGAGATGAATAAACCAGCGTGATACTGCCGACGCGGATATTGTCGTGCGGGTTAGTCATACACCACCCCGCGACATCCGATCCCGCTGTAGTCCGTGTTCATTTTGCGGTTCCCTTTGGTGATGCACTGCTGGCGGCGCACCGCGATGCGTGCGCGCTCCACTTCACCAACTGCCGCATCAAGGCACTGGAGCCACAGGCGGGCCGCGATGCGGTAATGCCCGCGGCGCTCGCGCTCGATAGCCCGGCTTTCGATCTCCATTGCTTCAGGCGTTGACGCCACCACTCTTTCAACACGGCGCTGCGACACGTAGTCTTCGTGATATCGCTCAAGCTTCGTCTTTTTCATTTGATCCAGACCTCTCAACTGATTACCGCCGCCAGCCACATCAGGTAGGCGACCACAGCCAGATACAGGTAAACATCTGACCATCTGCTGATATGTTTCTTCAGCGCCGTCATGCTGCTGCGCTCACTGATGTTCCCTTCACTGGGCGATATTTCCGCAGCTCAACCGGTGGCTTTTTTCCCTGGAACTCTTCAGGGCTGTTCTTCCGGCGATCGTCAAGCCACTTCTCCACTTCTTCTTGGGTCCATGCCACTTTCCCATCAGTGATGTACCAGCGTTTAGGGAATGCACCATCACGCTCCAGTCGGTCAATCGTGCTCCATGACAGTGGCACCACCTCAAGGAGTTTTTTCTTACTCAATGCACCTTTCATAACTATCTCTCCTGGTTGCAGGTATGGCGCCGTGGCGCCACGGTGGTGTTATTCGAATTCAGGACGCATATCGTTAAGCGTCGTCATGAATCCCTGTTGGTATTCCTCACCGAGCTTTTCAGCCATGGTGTTGATCTCATCTTCGGCACGCTTAAACATCGCCTTGGCATCTGCTGCGGATGAATCGAGGCTGTTCAGAATTGCGCTGACGTATTCCCGCGCCTCTTCGCGATCAGAGTCAGAAACCACCGTCAGGCTCTGCTGCTCATCATCAACAACGGAATACTCGCCGGTGATAACTGCCGCGTTATCCTGACTCAGGCCAGCTTCCGCGCGTTCATCCATCACAACAGCCTTTTGCAGTTCGATAGAGACAGGCAGGTATTTGAACAGGCGGCGGATCACCGTCTTTTTCGCCATTTCGTCGAAGTGGTCAACCCACGGACCGCTGCTGCCGGCTTTACTCAAAGCACGTACTTTTTCAACGTCTGCCCGGCTCATAACTTCGAACTGGACGCCGCCATCTTTCAGGCGGGCAACGGCGTAAACATGGGTCAGTTCGCCGCGGTCACCGGTTTCGCAAGGTGAGTGCTCGAGCGTTTCTTCCATGCCGTATGAGTAGCTGAATTTGTCGTTTACATGCACGGTGCGCGCTGAGATGCTCAGGATCTGCCCGGAGCGGCGGGCAAGGTCAATCATCCCGCGATAGCCGATGATGAGCTGAGCTTCGGTAGATACCGTTTCCCAGCGGCCATTTACTTTCTGGCGCTTGTCGAACGGTATCAGGTACGCGTGACCAAGTGCGCCGCCCGGCTCAAGTCCGAGCTGAGCGCATTGCATGATTGCTCCGAGGAAACTGGCCTGGTCGCATGCTGCCAGTTTTGGAACCTTGCGGATCTCAGTAGTAGCGATGCGTGCCAGGCGGTCAGCCGTCATGTGCTTTGGAAGAGCCAGTGCCATTTGAGCCTTAATTTTTGGATCTGCGAGAAGCCCGGCAAGGGTGGTGGGTTTCTCGTTATGCTGTGCAACCTGGTTGCCGGTCGCTGCTGCCTTAAGTGCGTTGGTAGACATTTTTTCTCCTTACTTCATTCTGAAAACGCGTGATGTCGTTGCTGTTTTGAATTTTTCGTACAGGTCAGGGTGCTCAGCCTGGAATAATTTCTGGTCGAACCGGTTACTAACCTGAGATTTCCACGTGCAAATCGGTTTCCCGTCCAGTGTCAGGATTGAGTGCTCCTGCATGTACAGCTTCAGCTTCTCTTCCGATACGGCGATTTCTGCTTCCAGCGAATTGCAGCGTGATTTCATGTCGCGCAGGTCGTTGAAAAGTGTCAGTGCCTTACCGTCTGCCTCAATGCTTGAACCGGCATCCTTCTCAAACATCAGAGAAATATCGCTGACGGTTGTGGCCTCTGGCGGATTCAGGTTTATCACCCTGTCCCAGAAGGCGACTTCTTTCTCCAGGATGGCCTGAATGGTTTCCTCATCACGCTCAACTCGATAGATACGGAAATCGTCACCGCCGATTAAGACGCCGAATACGCACACCTTTTTTCCGGTAACCATCAGCCCATGCATGGCCTGCGCCGTGTAATGAACCGGGATTGCATCGGTATGAACCTCTCCCCATTCCTTAGCTTTGAACGGGCTAACCGTTTTGATCTCGATGTTCTCGCCGGTGGCTGCTTCTGCATCGATCTCTGCAGCGATAAAGCCGTAATCGCGGTGGATATACCGGTTGCCGCGATGAATAATTTCGAGTCCTGTCTCTTCAGAAAGCAGGTCAATTACGTATGGCTCCATACGCTGGCCACGCGTGAAAACTTTCTGTTTCGAAGGGTCAACTGGTTTGATTCTTGGCTGAACCTTATCCAGATACACCTCAAGCGGAGTGCGCCACGGGCTAATTCCGAGAATTCCGGCGACATCACTGCCGCCGAGGTATTTGGTCCTGTCCATGCTGCCGGCGTTCTGCATCATGCCGCGTTCCTCGCCGTGTCCAGCTGGTCAGCCAGATCCCACTTCGCGATGATGCTGGTCAACGCGGCCTGGTACGCTGCGAGAGCTTCTTCAAACTCGACGCTCATCATCAGCTCTTCCAGAATCTCGGTGCGCACGCCTTTGCGCTCCAGCTCGTAGAAAGGTTTCTGCAACTGGTGGTACTTGATGGCGTCGATCAGCTCTACCTGGCGCTCGTAGTGCAACTGGCTCAGCTGGTAGTCGCTGTCGATGCTGGTCATGATTTTTTTCAGGTTATTAATCTGCTGGATGTTCACTTGCTCACCCCCATATCCATTTCAGTCTTGACTGCCATCTTGGTGACAAACGCCCAGTTGATGGCCTCATGCAGAGTGCGGCACTTGGTGCTCATCAGCCAGCACGCCGTAACGCAGTACCAACCGTTGATGATTTTCCACTGCATAATTCGTTACCTCAGTGTTACCGTTGAGGTAATAATTATCCGTATGTGGTTTGAAGTCAATAGGTATGATTGCAAAAAATTACCTGAAAGGTAATTGTCATGGGCATAAAAAAAGCTGCCTTATGGCAGCCTTTTATATAAATATCAGTTAGTTAATCTTGTTTCTGTGCATTCTGATTTATGACGAATTGGATGTAGCTCTGGATCTTTTCTTTTTCGCTTTCAGGTAACGATGCGAACTTTGCCCGGTCGTAGGGTATGGTTGCCGGGTCCCTCGGATGCACAAGCAACTCATAACCATGCCGGCCGAACGCTGCAGCCAGAGTTTCAAGGGTGGCTATAGACACGCTAACTTCGTTATTGAGCATGCGATTAATGGTCGCCTGGGCAATGCCCGATGCACGATGCAGCTTACCCTGAGAGGAAAGGTCGCGACTTTCTCTCATCCATCGTTCAAGGTTGTGAGCTGCCAGCATCCCGATATCGCTCGGCCCAATAGGGGAATACCCTTCCTGTGAAAGCGAGTGGTCAATGTCCAGCCAGTTTCTCGGTTTATTCGCTGCGGCTTCAATTTTCCGCGCTGACTGGTCACCAATCACCTTTTTACCCAGCACCCAGCGGTTAACAAGATTGGCCGGAGTATCCATTCTTTCCGCAAGGCGTGTCTGCACCCCGTTAAACTCACGGTCGATCAGTTCACTTAAATTTTTAATGCGGATTTCCTGAATGCTTTTCATGCTGAGGTAATTCACTCCATATATGAATCAATTAGGAGGTTAATTAAAAGCGAAATTACCCGTCAGGTAAATGCACCTGACAGGTAACAAACCTTGATTTTTATTACCTGATGGGTGAATATTTGTTATCTGAAATTAATATCAGGCAATAGCTATGAGCGAAAACGAAAAATTCGACTTCAAAAAATACTGGCTTGAACTCACACCTGATGAGCGTGACGCCTTTGCTGAAGAGGCAGGGACGACCAGTCACTACATCCAGACGCATCTGACAGGACGCCGCAAGATGCCTGGTAAGGTATTGATGAACGGGCTTTTTAAGGCATGCAAAGTGCGCGGATGGGTTAAAACTAAACCAGAGATGGTTATCTTCTTCTACTCCTGAACCACCCTCAGAAACCCCATCAGGCCGCCTTCTGGCGGTCTTTTCATATCTATTCGTACCTCTCGGGTAATTATTATCCATATATGGTTGATCTTTTTTCGTCCGTGGCTGAAAATCACCGATATCAATAACAAAACGCGAGGCCCATCTGATGAAAATCATAACCAGAATGGAGGCGGCGAAAGCCGGACTTAACCGTTACAAAACGGGTAAACCGTGCGTTAAAGGGCACATGGCTGATCGGTACGTATTAAACGGAACCTGTGTTCAGTGCGCACTGGAAAGCGCAAACCGCCACCGCAACGAATTTACCGCCGCACTGAAAGCAGCCCGGGGTGCAGCATGAATCCAGCAGCTTATTACAACGAAATCGACCCGTTCGCTGCGCAATGGCTGCGTAACCTGATCGCCGGCGGTCATATTGCCCCGGGCGAAGTTGACGAAAGGAGTATTGAAGATGTCACACCTGACGACCTGCGAGGATTCACGCAGTGCCACTTCTTCGCCGGAATTGGCGTCTGGTCTCATTCCCTCCGCCTCTCCGGATGGCCTGATGACAAACCAGTCTGGACAGGCTCCTGCCCGTGCCAGCCTTTCAGCGCGGCAGGCAAAGGAGATGGGTTTGCTGACGAGCGGCACCTTTGGCCCCACTTCTTCCACCTCATCAGCGAGCGCAGACCTCAGCATGTCTTTGGCGAACAGGTTGCAAGCGGTAACGCAAACGCATGGTTCGACCTTGTACAAGCTGACCTGGAAGGAATGGGATACGCCTTCGGGCTTGTGCCGTTTGCGGCAGCGGGCTTCGGTGCGCCGCACATCAGAGAGAGGGCCTACTGGGTGGCCCACGCCTGTAGCGAATACGAATCCGCAGCCGGAAACGAAGCGGGGATTACAGCACGTCTCCGGATCAGCTCGACTGACAGGCTGGCAAACACCGGTAGCGAACGACGCGATGGGGTCGACCCATTGCTACAGCGGGAAGAATCAAGACGGAACGCCAAAGATTTGTCTGAAGATGCCTGGCTCGGTGCTTCTGACGGGGTGGCCTACGCCGACAACGAGCAATACTCGAGCGCCATCAGTGGAATCGGCAATGAATATGTATCGACAGGACGGCAGCAAGACCCAGCAGCGGCTGCAGGACTTCGCAGGGATTACCGGCCCCTTGAGGTTAACGGTTTTTGGCGAGATGCGGACTGGCTCTTATGTCGAGATGGCAAATGGCGTCCAGTTGAACCCGGCACATTCCCGCTGGTTGATGGGGCTGCCGCGCGCCTGGGACGAGTCGAGCCCGGGGTGGCAAGAGTGGCAAGCAGCAACCGCGTCGGTCGACTCAAAGGTTACGGCAACGCCATAAACGCACAGGCCGCGGCTGAATTCATCAGAGCTTATATGAGGGTTAACTGATGGCACGCATTCGCACGATTAAACCAGAGTTCTGGACCGACGAAGATATGTCAGAGGTTTCAGAAGCAGCATGCCTTTTAGCAATCGGACTCCTTAATTATGCCGACGATGAAGGGTACTTCAATGCCAACCAAAAACTGATTAAGGCGGCGATTTTCCCTATACGGGAGCAGTCCGGTAGCATTCCGGTACTGATGCGTGAGCTTTCCAGCGTGGGGTATATCAGTCTGTTTTCCAGTCATGATGGCAAGATCTACGGTCTTGTGAATAACTTCGCCAAACATCAGGTCATTAACAAAGCTAAAAAGAGCATTATCAGAGACTTATGTGCATTACCGTATGAGTACGGTAGCGATACCGAAGTACTACCACCTGGAAAGGAAGGGAAGGGAAAGGAAGGGAAAGGAAAAACCCCACATACAGGCGACGAGAAAATTTCACCTGTGGATAACTTTCCTGACGACAGCGAACCAGATCCGGATGCGAAAAACGCGGTGCTGAATGACTACGTTGCCCCTGGCGGAATGGGTGCGTTTGGTAAATTCCAGATGCACGACAGCTGGAAGCCAGAGCCGGAATTCACACAGCGCGCTGCGCTATGGGGGATCGTCCTGAGCAAACCGGTCACTGACTGCGAACTGGCGGACTTCATCACGTACTGGAAAGCGGAGGGGAAGGCATTCCACCACGACCAGTGGAAGCAGAAGCTGGCCAGAAGCGTGCAGCAGTCCAGGGCGCGACCAGCGGACCGGCAACCGCAGCGCGATATCAATGCTGTGCCTGAGCCTGACAGGGCGATACCGGAAGGATTCAGGGGCTACCAGCCCTCATAGCAGTACGCAGCAGCAATGGCGCGGGAGAGCATTTTTTTACGCCTGTATAATTACCTATCAGGTAACAAAATATGCACATAGCTATTGATTTTAACCCGTATATGGAATTTAATTACCTGAGAGGTAAATCATGGCAGCAGTTTTAGGGATTGACCCGGGATGCAGCGGGGCGCTGGTTCTTGTGACAGAACATGGCGGCTACATCGACCACCTGGCAATGCCAACCATCAAGGTCGGCACAAAGTCCAGAGTTAACGGTGCAGCAGTGGCCGCATGGATACGGCAGTACGGAATCACTCATGCGTACCTTGAGCAGGTAGGTGCAATGCCAGGGCAGGGAACGGCAAGCATGTTCACGTTCGGGCATGCAGCAGGCGTAGCGGAGGGGATCCTCCAGGGGCTCAACATTCCGTACACGCTGGTAACGCCGCAGGCCTGGAAGAAGTCAGCCGGGCTTATCGGCAGCGACAAGGACGCGGCGCGCAGCAGGGCGATTCAGCTTTACCCGGAACTCAGGGCGCTGGATGCCAAAGCGAAAGGCCAGGCCATCGCGGATGCGCTATTAATCGCGAGGTTCGGGATAGGCGTTAAATAACGATCCTTTTTGATATCAACGTAATCAATAACTTATACGGGTAAGCGGGGGTAAATATGAAACCGAGTTATGAAGAACTTGAAGAGCAGCTGAACAGATCGCGACGTCTCTGTGATGCCGCTCTGGCTAATGAGCGGGTCTGGGAAACAGCCATGATGCAGGCATGCGGTGAGGATGGTCCGAAATCAGTGGCTGATAAGTTTGCCGAACTGCAAGCAAGATGCGCTGCGCTGGCTGCGGAGAATGCCTATTTGGTGCCCAAAGCGGCCAGCGAACTGTCAAATGCCTGGGTGCTTCATAAGTACCTCATTGGCATTCAAGCGGCGATTATGTATCTGGATAATGGCAACAAGAAGGCCGCACAGGAATGGCTGTACGGAACTATTGCCGGTCCGGGATTTGAGTTCCCTGATGGGGTAGAGGACATCGACGCATGGGCAACTCATCAGATGCGCGGCAGCATCAGCCATCCGCAAGCGATCGAAATCATCAAAGCAGAAACCCCGGCAACGGACGCCTTCCTGGCTGAAGTGCGGGAGCATGACCTCAACGCTTTCATTCGGCATCACAGTGCAGAACTGGATGCGCATATTAAAAACGGTGGTGAGCAGTTCGACGAAAAATCAGTACGCATCAGAGACATCATCGTCTCAGCCCGCTTGTTCAGGGAGCAGATTCGCAAGGAGGCCGCACAATGAGCAACATGGACAAACGCGCATTACGTGAAGCGGCGGAGAGGGCGGAATCCGATAGTTGGGGTTATGATCGCGATGAATTCAATGAGGCTCTAACCCCGTCCACCGTGCTGGCGCTGCTGGATGAGCTGGAAGCCACAGAGAAGCGCATCGCAGAACTTATGGAGAAACAGCGCCTGATTGATATCTGCCAGGGGCAAGGTCTGGAGCATCGAATCGCAGCAGAGAAACGCGCTGAGGCAGCAGAGAAGCGGATTGCTGAGCTGGAGGCGCGGGAGGTGAAATTGCCTAATCCTCATGCTAACCTCATCTGGATTCAGGCAGGCCATCGCGGATGCGCTATTAATCGCGAGGTTCGGGATAGGCGTTAAATAACGATCCTTTTTGATATCAACGTAATCAATAACTTATACGGGTAAGCGGGGGTAAATATGAAACCGAGTTATGAAGAACTTGAAGCCAGATGCGCGGCGCTGGCTGCGGAGAATGCGGGACTGAAGGCTGCACACCCTCAGCCATTCGGACCTGAGATGATGAAGGCTTTGGATGCGTACGAGAAGCATCAGGATGACGTTCCGGAGACGGGAATGCTCGATGCATTCTTTATCTTACGTGACAGCATCCGCGTTAATACCCCAGCCACCGACGCTTTCCTGGCTGAAGTGCGGGCTAGTGCTATTCCTGAAGGTTACGTGCTTGTTCCGCAGGAAATGCACCTGTCATCAGAAGCTATGAAGGGGATTTGCTTCCACTGCGGCGATGGTGGTTTTGCCTTCGGTGAATTTACAGACGGATTGTTGTTTGTTGGAGCCATTGACGATAGCGATGGGCAGAAAATTCACAGGCTCCACATCGCCACTGCTGATCATCAAGAAGAGGGTTGTGCAACCGTATGCGCTTTCCTTCCCATGCCAACTGAAGGAACCGCCCAATGAGCAACATCGACAAACAGGCGCTGCGTGAAGCGGCTGAGAAGGCGACGCCGGGTGAGTGGAAGCGAATGATGCGCAACTCGGATGAGCTTATGACTACATTCCACGGGATTGCTATTGGTAATGTATTTGTAGAATTAACAACCGGGAAAAGAGACATTTTTGATGCTGAGTTCATCGCTGCATCCAACCCTGCCACCATGCTGGCGCTGCTGGATGAGCTGGAAGCCAAAGACAGGCGGATTGCTGAGCTGGAGTTGAAACTAGAAGCCGCAGACAAATTGCAGGATAGCGCGTTTCGTCATGGTCTCCAGCATGGCTTTAGTTACGGGCAAACGGATAATCAGGCGGGGTTCGAGCAAGCCATCCAGGCGTATGGTCAGCAGTGGAAAGGAGAGTGAGTATGAAATACGAAATCCCGGAATCAGAAGATATTGAATGGCAGCAGGCTATGCTGCGTGAAATAGACAGCTCCCTTGACGTCTTGCGTGATGAGCATGAGCACGCAGTGGTGGTGGAAGAAATCATCAATGATATCACCGCGAGAATAGCATCACTCCGCGCGTACTCTGGATACTGAGGACTAACCCATGAGCACTATTACCAGAGAACAGGCCAAAGACCTCCGCAACGCATTCCAGTGCTGGCAGCAGGACTATGACCCGGAAGAAGACAAAGAGCAGTACGATATGTTTGGGCTGGGAGTGGTGGCTATGGATGCACTGCTGGCATCGCTCGAGGCGGAGCCGCGCGGATACATAGATGCTGGGACTCCGGATGATGGAATCAACATTCTCACTGAGAACAAACTTCTTAAAACTGATATTGCGCTATACACCGCCCCGCCAGCGCCGGTATCTGTGCCTGATGAGTTAGCCGGAAAGAGCTTTAACTATATTGCCAATAAATTCCAGGTCTCCATATCAGAGGCGCAATGGATTCTTGTTGGATGGAACGCCTATCGCGCCGCCATGCTTCAGGCCGAACCTGTAAGTAATAGTGATGAGTTACCGCTGGACTATCTGCAAGGACACAAAGACGGCCTGGAGTGGGCTGCACAATTGGCAGAAGCCAATCATCCGCAAACAGGTGACTGGTTGTACGATGACCCAATCGATCTTGCCAGGGCGATTCGCAAAGGTCCGGATATGCCTACTGTTCAGGGTGGCAACTCTCCGGTGATTCCTGATGAGGTGTTATCAGCAATCCGTAAAGTCGCCAGAATTCGCACAGACTTCGATCATTTCGACGGCGACAGACGAGGTATCGGTGATTGTCTGGATGAGGCCGAGCAAGAGCTTATCGTTACCATTAACAAATATGCCAGTCAGTTGGCAGCAGAACCGATAGCGACTAATGACGTTCGAGAGCAGCAGACAGCCGTTCCGCCAATACAGGCTGATGTCGCGCAAGCAATTGAAAATCTCAAGCAGAAGTTAGTGGAATGCAATCGCTATAACTACTGCGCAGATGCAGTGAAGAACGTTGAGGATGCCTGCCACGCCGCCATGCTTCAGGGTAGCCAACCTGTAAGTAAGCGCGAACAGGTTCGCCGTGAACACGCTGAATGGTCAGATAAGACTTTCGGCGATGTTGGTCCCGTTGGCCCGCTTAAACACCTGTCGAAAGAGGCGCTGGAAGCTGCCGCAGAACCTGACGACCTCAGCGAGTGGGCTGACATGCAGTTCCTGTTATGGGACGCCCAGCGGCGCGCCGGTATCAGTGACGGTGAAATCACAGCTGCGATGGAAGAAAAGCTGAAAGTGAACATGGCGCGCCAGTGGCCGGAGCCGAAGGACGGAGAGCCGCGCCAGCATCTTAAGCCAGCGCCGCAGACAGTGCCTGATTCTGTGATCAGCGCAGCAGTAAATGGAATTATGGCAACTTATGCCGACAATGCGGAAGATTGCCGGGAAATGGTACGCACACATGTTGAACAAGCCTGTCGTGCCGCTATTCAGGAGTCCGGTCATGGCTAAATCTGCCGCTGAACGCAAAGCCGCCCAGCGAGCCCGGCAAGCTGCTGCTGGTGGTCGTAAATTTGAGCTCATGCTTGATACGCAGGAACTGGAGATGCTGGAGCGCAATTGTGCATCACGCCGCCCGGGGCGAGCGCCGTATGAAATGAGCGAATACGTCGCGATGCTGATCCGCCAGGACGATGCCCGCGTTCGTGGTCGCATTAAGTCAATCAGCGCGAACCGCTGCGGTAAATGCGGAGATGCGCTGCCGGTTAAGTCGTGTCCGTGCGACGGTGATTCGAAATGCTGGGTTACGCGTGGCTGGCATGAGACTAAATTATCGTTGTGACATGTCACGGAGATATTATGTGCGATGAATATGATGGATTCTGAATACGGCCGCCGACTATGGCGGCTTTGTTTTGCGTGATAGTATTACCTGCATGGTAATAAAATTACTCAGGTGGTAATGATGCCCGCTACACCAAAACCGCATAAGCGCAAATCAACGCAATTTAAGCCTCTTACAGCGATGCAGGAGGCTTACTGCAAGTCCTACATTAAGACACCTGAAAATCAGTCTCAGGCGGCGATTGACGCAGGATTTTCGCCTAATACGGCAGCGGTCAAAGCTAGTGTGATGATGCGCGACGAAAGAATCCAGAAACGGATTGCTGAACTGATGGAAGAACGCAACAAGCGCAACCGCGTCAGCGCTGATTACGTTCTCCTGCGCCTGGTGGAGATCGACCAGATGGATGTGCTGGATATTCTGAACGATGACGGCAGTCTGAGGCCCATTCGAGAGTGGCCGAAAATCTGGCGCACCACGCTCAGCGGGTTTGACCTGTCCTCAACCATCATGAACATGAACGAGGATTCGATAGAGACCATCCTCAAAAAAATCAAATGGCCGGACAAGGTGAAGAACCTCGAGTTGATTGGTAAGCACGTCGACGTGAACGCGTTCAAAGAGCGCCTGGAGATTTCAGGTACTGTCACCATCGCCGAACGCATGGCGAAAGCCCGTGACCGCGTTAAGAAGCAGGCTGGTGGTGAAGAATGACAGCCGCAGCCATGTCGCCGGAAGAGCAGCTCGTCGAGGATATTGCCTCGTTCACGTATGACCCGCTGGGCTATGCGCTTTATGCGTTCCCTTGGGGCGAGGAAGGTACAGAGCTTGCTCACGCCACCGGCCCGCGTAAGTGGCAGGCTGATGCATTCCGCGAGATACGCGATCATCTGCAGAATCCCGCGACGCGTCACCAGCCGCTGATGCTGGCCCGCGCATCCGGTCACGGGATAGGAAAGTCGGCGTTTATCTCGATGCTCATCAACTGGGGCATGTCCACCTGCGAGGACTGTAAGGTGGTGGTGACCGCCAACACCGACAACCAGCTGCGCACCAAGACCTGGCCTGAAATCATCAAGTGGTCTAATCTGGCTATCACGAAAGAGTGGTTCACCTGCACCGCCACCGCGATGTACAGCAACGATCCCGGTCACGACAAACGCTGGCGCGCTGATGCAATCCCGTGGTCCGAGCACAACACAGAAGCGTTCGCTGGCCTGCACAACGAGCGCAAGCGCATCATCGTGGTATTCGACGAAGCGTCCAATATTGCAGATCTGGTGTGGGAGGTTGCCGAGGGTGCGCTGACGGACGAAGATACGGAAATCATCTGGGTGGCGTTCGGGAACCCGACGCGTAACACCGGGCGTTTCCGCGAGTGCTTTCGCAAATACAAGCACCGCTGGAAGTGCGCACAGATTGACAGTCGCACCGTGGAAGGCACCAACAAGCAGCAGTTGCAAAAGTGGGTTGACGACTACGGCGAGGAGAGCGACTTCGTGAAGGTCCGTGTGCGGGGGATCTTCCCTGACGCGTCTGAACTCCAGTTTATCCCGACCGGGCTCACTGACGAGGCAATGAAGCGCGTAGTGACCGCTGCGCAGGTGGCGCACGCTCCGGTGATTATCGGCGTCGACCCGGCATACTCCGGCGTGGATGACGCGGTGATATACATGCGCCAGGGCCTGCACAGCAAAGTGCTCTGGACGGGCAGCAAGACCACTGATGACCTGATCATGGCGAAGCGCATAGCTGACTTCGAAGACCAGTACCAGGCTGACGCGGTATTCATCGACTTTGGCTACGGTACCGGATTGAAGTCCATCGGTGACGGCTGGGGCCGCACATGGCAACTGGTGCCGTTCGGTGGCGCATCGACTGACCCGCAGATGCTGAATAAGCGCGGTGAGATGTTCAACAGCTGCAAAACGTGGCTGAAACTTGGAGGGGCGCTGGATGACCAGGAGACGGCTGATGACCTGTCGGCTGCTGAGTACAAAGTCCGGGTGGACGGCAAGATCGTCATGGAGCCGAAGGAAGATATCAAAGACCGGTTGGGCCGCTCCCCGGGCAAGGGTGACGCGCTGCTGCTGACCTTCGCTTTCCCGGTGTCTAAGAGGGTTCACATACCCGGCCAGCAGAGCCAGCAGGGCAGGGCCATCACGGAATACGATCCGTATGCTTAACCGTCGCGGGGGATAATTTCAGATTATGCCCTGTAGGGGCTAAAACAAAGCCCGCTTGATTGCGGGCCTGGATGCAGGTTTAGTTAGGCTGGCCTTCGATGATTCTTCGCAACTCATCGCGCATAACCTGCTTAAACTCTCTCAGCTGAAATTCAGTTCTAAGATGGAATGTTTCCTGCCTGAAATGCCAGTCTCTCCCATCATGCAGAATAAAATCCCACTGTACATGGCCTTCAGTAAGGTGAACTCGCTGCTTTTTGAAGAGCTCGTGGTCATCTTCGGCATTAAGCGGTGCAATAGCGAGCAGCTCGTTTTCGTGTGAGAAAGTCTGATCCTGCATATCCAACTCCATCGTTTTAATTCAGCCAGTATACACAAGCCCGCGCATCGGCGGGCTGATTGTGACATGTCACGGCGTTAAAAAGTAATTTTATCAAATGCGGCGTTGATGGCTTTGGCATCCTGAACAGCGCCTCGCTCATCAAGTAAAGATCTTTTACTAAGAACTTCAGCCAGGCATTGAAGCTTAGTGTGGTAGAGGTTCTCGCGGCGAATCTCTTCAGCAGGAGATTGTTTCTGAATGCCTTCAACTGTCTTCTTCATAATATTCACCTTAAAAAAATGCCCGGACGAGCCGGGCGAATGATCAACGGAGTGCCTTCCGTGGCAGTTACGGGTTTACAGCGCAACGTCATCGCAATGGCGTTCTGCTGTAAAAAGGGCGGTGGTCAGAAGTGGGAGCAACTGCCACCGCCAAAGCTACACAGCAATTACATGGGCACTACGGTTATCACGGTCCTAAGGCGTGATGTTGTGTGTGGTGGCATGAATCGAACATGCTTCCATCGGTGCGCTGCCGATTGGGTTACGCGCGACTCACGGATACTTAGCTAGCTTTTCACCGTGAACCTATTCCCTAGCTCGCCATTGAGCTTCACCACAACGGAAAGAGCACTGACTTCGAGCAGACCTTGGGCCCAGGAACGACGATCAATCTCAATGCTCTTACCTGTTATGGCCTCGTCTCTTCCGAGGTGTCACACCTGATCGCCACGCTGGTGAAACGCTATGTCGTGCATACCGATAACACTGACTTGCACATTCCGGTTACCCGCTTGGCCAGTAAACAGCAAGGGAGCCATCGGACCGCTGCGGCACATGTGCCATATACCGTACTGCTCACACCTGGAGGCGCACTCACCAGTTTGATTTAGCGACAAGACCTCACAGAACCGACATCAAAGTGCGCTTTCATGTTGTGTGCGGAGATGATGCTCCGCTATCCACCGCCTTTACTTTTAAGCCCAACATGCTGCTGCGGTACTCCGGGCTACTGCATGAGCGGTCACATAACCACCTCCGCAATCCGATTGATTTCACAAATCGTTACCTGAAGGGTAATAATAACATCCGAATATGTCAATGCACTACGTAAAATAATCCGTATATGGTTAAATTGGTAATAATTTAATCGTGTGTGAGGTTATCGCTATGTGTATCGGCAGCAAGCCATCAGTGCCAGCGGCACCAGAAGTTCAGGCCGCACCTCAGG